CAGAGTAGTATCGAGTATATAGATATAGAAACTCCTAGTATTGCGGTATTTGAGGCAGGAGAAACAGAGCTAACTCTTGAAATAGGTACTACGAAGTTTTTTGCTAGAGATGTTACAGGTAAAATTGTCAGTGAAACGGTTTATAAGGAAGATACATCACAGTATGATAAAATCTTTATATTAAAAATTAAAGCAGGAGATAATAGTATTGTTGACGAAGGGGATAATATTAATTCTATTATAGAATGCATAGTTACAATAACACCTTCTTTTGATAAATATGATATTACACTGTTTGGTGTTGATTCTTTTACCGATCGAACAAAGACCGGTGAAGACTACACAGCGCGAATCGGTGTTCAAAGAGAATCATCTGATCAAAATTATAACTTATCAGCTGCATGTAATATTCAGACAGTTGCTCAGAATTGGCCTGTCGGTATGGCGTGGACGCCATTAGTAATTCCTCGAGAACAATATAGTATTTTCTCAACAGATGCTAACGGAAAACCTAATGTGGACGGAGATTTTCCATCGGTACCAGGTGGTACGGTTTCGGGCCAAGTGTCTGCCTTACCTGCTGCGCTTAGTGCGACAAGTACGATATTTTTCCAGCCAACTGTATCTTCGATAGTGTTTGATCTTAGCGCCGCAGAAACTGAAGGCTTTACTAGTATTCTAGGAGATAGTCACATTAATATTATAATTCATAATGCCACTAGCAATGCAATAATTAATGAATCAGATTCAGGAAGTGCAATTCACACTAAGAATGTTACTTTAAACGAGCAATATAAAACAATTCAGTTACATGTATCTAGTATTTCTGCTAATCATAGAGTTGACGGGTCAACTACTAGTAATCTTTTAAGTTGTGTTAATGTATGGGATGCATTAGCTGCTAGCGACGCAAGTGCTAATCCAGAGCATATTAATACATTTTCAGCAGTATCAGCTACTTATCCTATTAGTGCCTGTTTTATTATTAAGGCAGAAGGAACAGATTTAGGTCCGCTTTCTGTTATTTCAACTTCAACAGATGAGACATTACATGATGTATTACCGGCAGTATATTTTAAGCCACCTAAAGACTTTAAGTTTGCACATACAAACAATCAAATTGACATCATAGTTAAGACCGATAATGTAATCGTGGGTAAAGGCGGCCGCGGCGGTTTTGGTTTAGCTGTAGACAATGTCGCATTTGATGACGATACAGCCGGGACTAATTTTGCTGGTGAAGCCGATTTTGTCCAAATAGGTGACTGGATCTACGGTGAATTAATTACACATACGGGAGTGTCAGGTGGTCCTGCATTGAGCGGGTTTGATGCTTATTTTCAACAACAGATTACAATTACTAATGATGGTACTATCTATGGTGGCGCCGGCGGAGGAGGAGGAGGTGTAGTAGCTGTGAGTGGGGAAACTATGCCAGCGTATGCTAAAGCTTTATGGTTCGGCTGCGGCGGCGGTGGTGGCGGTGGAATTCATACAAAGAATGTCGGCGGTGGTGGAACCGCGGCAATAGATAAGTTTGGCCAACAAGCTGACACTGGGCAACTTAATGCAAGTTTTGTACAAGATGGTGCCGCTGCAACTGCTGGTTGGGATGGTCTAGGTGGCGCTGGTGGATATTGGGACGTTAGTAGTTATGATGATGCTGATGCGGATACCTATAAGTGGCCTTATTTTCCGAATGTTTTACTACGGAAAACACTAGATGCGAGCGATGTTGGTTTCGAGGACGGTGCTGCTGCGATATATGCACCGGTAACTGCTTATCCCGGACTGACTGGATTGGCTGGAGGTAATATCGGTGAGTCAGGTAAGAGTGATAGTGCGGCTGCTGTTACTCCATTCAGTGTGAAACTCCCGAATCAACACGTTGATAGCACATACACTGAAGTACTGTCTGGTTATAGACTAAGAGTTGGGGGTATTAGAGGTAAGGTTATTGCACTTACTGGTACTGAGGTGCCTCTTGTTACTGCTGGTGCTGCAAGTAATTATAAAGGTTCTTCCTGATGTATATTACTAGTGTTTACTAATAATCGTAATAAGTATTAGTAATGAAATTCAGTTCAACTGCGCAAGATGCTCTTGCAGCTGCAAAAGCATATGCAGAACAATTCAAAAGTAGGTATGCTGGTACAGAGCATTTGCTTTTAGGTTTAATTGAGAGTCATGATGATATTTTAGATCAAACTTTTTCGAGGTTAGATGTAGATAGAACTCATTTAAAAGATATTGTTATTAGTATTTTAAATATAGAAGAGACTAATAAGCTTTTTAAATCTGATACGGGTCCTCAGTTCACACCTCGTGTCTTACGTATAATAGATTTTGCAAAAAACTTAGCGCAAAAACTTGACAAGAGTACAGTCGATGTAATACATTTATTTTTATCTTTATTGTATGAAAACGATGGAGTCGCAACTTCTATTCTTATGGAGTACGGATTAAATTTTGATAATGTTAAAAATGCTATACAAAAGGAATTAGGAGATATTACAAGTACATCTAATGTACTTAAGTCAATTATTCCTGAGAGTTTAGAGCCTTATTTTATTGATTTAACGTATCAAGCTTCTGTAGACGAGCTACAAAGTACATTTTCAAGAGATGCAGAGTTTGATAAAATTTATTTAGTCTTAGGTAAAAAGCATAATACTAATCTTATTATTACTGGCGAGCCTGGTGTCGGGAAAAAGTCTGTAGTGTATGAACTTGCAAGAAGGATAACTAAAAAACTTACTCCTAATCACTTACATCATAAAAGAATATTAGAGTTAAAGCTTAAAACACTCATCGGTGGGACAAAGTTTAGAGGAGACTTTGAAGCAAGAATGGATACTCTTCAAGAGTATCTTAAAGCAAATACCGATGTAATTTTGTTTATTAATGATATTGCTCTTATAACTCGAATCGACGGCTCTGCAAACATAGAAGAATATTTTAGTGAATTGTTTAATAGTGATGATATTAATTTTATAGGTACATGTACATCAGATGATTATAAAAAATATATTGATGACATTACAACGATTAGTTCTAATTTTGAAAACATAGTTGTAAAGCAAACTGATTTAGAAGAAACAAAAGGTATTTTATATAATATGATACCTATGTATGAAAAATTTCACAATGTAAAATATAATAGAAATATAATAGAAGATATTGTTAAATTATCATCGAGGTTTATTTTTGATAAAAGCCAGCCTGCTGCTGCTCTTGATTTATTAGATGAATGTGGTTCTCATATAAAGAATCAAATATCTAATACATCTGAACAAATTGTACAAATACAACAAAAAATAGATGGTATACAAAAACAAAAATATGACGCAGTTCGAGAATTTAATTTTGAAGAGGGTATTAAATTACGACGAAAAGAAACAACTTTATTTAATAAATTAAAAAAAGAAATAATAAAACAGAAGGCGGTCGAATTTGATAAAATTATTACAGAAGATATTGTAAGAGATATACTTAGTATTAAAACAAATATACCTATAAGCAATATTAAAGGGAGTAGCTTACCGGATTTAAACAAGGTAGAGCAATCTTTAAAGGAGAAATATATCTCTCAGGATCATGCTATTACATCATTATTACAACATTTTAAAAGAGTAAAGACTGGACTACAAGATCCAAACCGACCTTTAGGTTCTTTTCTTTTTATTGGTCCTACAGGTGTCGGTAAGACATATCTATGCGAATTAATTTCTGAATACTTTTTTTATAATAAACAAAACTATCTTAAGATAGATATGTCGGAGTTTATGGAGCCACATTCTACAAGTAAGTTAATTGGCTCACCTCCTGGTTATATAGGTTATGGTGATAGATCAATACTTTGTGATTTTATTAAAAGGAATCCTTATAGTTTACTTTTATTAGATGAAATTGAAAAAGCTCATCCTGATGTAGTAAATATCTTTTTACAAGTTTTAGATAAGGGAGAATTAACTGATAGTGTAGGACGTAAGATTAATTTTAAAAATTGTATTATTGTGTTTACAAGTAATATTGGTTCTGAATTATTTAATAAAGATTCTATTGGGTTTGGAGGTACAGCAATAAGCTCCATAGATTTAGAAAATGCTTGTCAGAAATTTTTTAAACCAGAGTTTTTAAATAGACTAGACGAGATTATTAGATTTGAGCATTTATCGAAAGAAGATATATATAATTTAGTTCAAATACAATTAAATGTTTTTTCAAAAAAATTACAAGAAATTAATAATATAGAACTTATATTAACACCCGAGGTTCGAGATTATATAGCCGCCCAAGGATATAATCGAAAATATGGAGCTAGGTTTTTAAGAAGGTTTTTCGAAAAACATATTGAGACAGAAATTGCATCTTTATTGATTAAGAGCAAAACTCAGCTGAAAAAAATTACTTGCAAAATAAAAGATAAGAAGCTAATATATGTATGACATGATTGCATATAAATTCGTCGTTAAAGACATTTATACCAACGAGAGGAGAGAGTTTGAGCTCCTTTCAGAAAATCAAGATCCTAGACCTGTTCATAAAGAAGGGATGAGACAGATTAAGTTCGAGGAGGATATTGAAAAGTTATATGTTGACGACTCGGAAGAGGATATTCGGACATATGAGCGATTGGCTTATGATAAAAGAAAAGGATTTTTATATTAATGAATAATACAGGACAAAAAATACTTATTCGGGATAGGAGAACATCCTGATGTTGTAGAAGAAGCTGGTAAGCAAATAGAAGTTATCGAGCATGCGAGACATTGTAAAGAAATTGTAAATTCTTTCAAGAATTAACAGTTTTCAGAGAATGCAGTATAGAGAAGGCGTTGCATAGTAACGCCTTTTTTATTAAATACTTATAGTGATACCTGTAGAAATTATGACGATGGCGGGAGGGTCATTAGTCGGGTTCTTTTTTAAATTAGTTGCAAAACGCGCAGAGAATGAGCAAAAGCGTTTTGAGATGTTTATGAAAGAAAAAGAGCTCGCTGATGAGTCTGCTGATAAAGCTATAAAGCGTGTTGGGGTCGATGCTGGTAAGTGGGTTCGCCGTTTAATTGTTGTAAGTGTTTTGTTCGGTGTTATATTAGCTCCGTTTGTTGTTACATTTTTTAATCATCCTATTGTAGTAGAGGAATTAGTTACTAGAAAGATTCTATGGGGATTACTCGGTACAAGGACTGAACCTGTGTTTATAGAGATTGAAGGTTATTTATTAGTACCTGAGATTCGACAAGCTTTAACAGCTATTATTGGTTTTTACTTTGGCCAAGCCACAGTAAAACGATAAGTTGAATTTCAAATTTTTTCGTTATATTTATATATGAAGCGCTTGTTTAACGCTAACCTATTAATCATACGAAGTAAGCATAAATACATATACGAATGCCACAAGACATTAATTATCTAGACGAAATATCTACCTTTACATTTACAAGTAAATACGCAAGATTTAATCAAAATTCAAATAGAAGAGAGACGTGGGACGAATGTATAAATCGGGTGTCAAAGATGCACGTTGATCGATTTAAGAAGCATTTACCATCAGAAGATATAGATACAATTAAGTGGGCATTCCAACAAGTAAAAGATAAACATATCGTCCCGTCAATGAGATCAATGCAGTTTGGTGGTAAGGCTGTATTAGCTCATAATGCACGTATATATAACTGTGCAGTAAGACATGTAGATAGTATAAGATCTTTTGCGGAGATATTTTATTTATTGCTTTGTGGTTGTGGAGTAGGTATTGGAGTATCAAAACATTTTATTGATCGATTTCCTGATATAGTTACTGCAAAAGATAAGACAGGTACAGTTGTAACTTATGTTGTTGAAGATAGTATCGAGGGGTGGTCTGATTCAATTGAAGCGTTATTGAATTCTTATTTTCGTAATACTGCCTTTTCTGGTCGTAAGATTGTTTTTGATTTTAGTAAGATAAGACCGAAAGGTACTCCGCTGGAAACCGCCGGGGGTAAGGCACCTGGGTATCAGGGTTTAAAAAGATGTCATCAAAAGGTAAAAGAGTTATTTGATTATATTATTGAACAACAGAATCAAACTAGATTAAAATCAATTAATGCATATGATATTCTAATGCACTGTGCTGATGCAGTATTGTCTGGTGGTATTCGACGCTCAGCTACGTCTCTTATTTTTGATAAAGATGATGAAGAGATGATGAATGCAAAGACATTTTTTGATGTTACTCGTCATACTAAATTTTATCATGATGATGAAACTGATCTATACGTAGGTAAGATTACAGTTAATAAGAAGAAGTACGAGGTTGAGTTAATTGAATATGAATATAATGAAGTACTAAAAAATAAACGTATTAGTTGGGTTCATATTGAGCCTCAACGTGCTAGAAGTAATAATAGTGTATTACTTTTAAGAGATGAAACTACATTTGAAGAATTTACAAGCATTCTTAATAAGACAAGACAGTTTGGTGAACCTGGATTTGTGTTTGGTAATCATCCATGGCAATTATATAACCCTTGTTTTGAAATAGGCTTTATACCTGTTACCAAAGATGGTGTTTGCGGAGTTCAATTCTGTAATCTAACTTCCATTAATGGAGCTAAGATTGATACTAAGTCTAAATTTTTAGATGCAGTAAAGGCGTCAACAATTGTTGGTACTTTACAAGCAGCATACTCTGAGTTTAATTACTTGCGACCTGCATCCAAGCAATTAACAGAAGGAGAGGCGTTGCTGGGTGTATCTATTACTGGCATAATGGATAACCCTAAGATTCTTTTAAATCCAGATTATCAGAGAGAAGGTGCTACTTACGCTGTTAAAGTTAATAAGT